CATGCCCGCAAGCGTGCTGAGAGCTTTACTGGCTTTGGTGCTCGACCAGCCTTAACAAGCGCATACCAGGCGGATCGCCCTATGCGTGTGCGATCAATTACGTCGTTGATTTTGAGCAGTTTTTGCTCGGTGTCGCCGGTCGTGGCCGGTGTGGTGATGGGTGATGTCATTGGTGAAAAGACCAGGTTTGTGAGATGGTTTTTGGGTAAAAAATCCACAAACACACACTCGCGCCATCTTGACGATGTCCGCGAAAGTGATAGACTGTCACCAGAGCTTCTCAATTCTCTTAGTGTCAGTCTGTACAAAAACCTCATGTATGCCCTCCAAGGCTTCATGGGGTTTTGTCGTTTATGGCATGGACACTTTCGCGTCCATGCGAACAGTATAGAGGGACATCTATCGGCATCTGACAAACTTCAATGCGCCTTCGTTGAAGTACGCTTCAACCTTTGGCCACAGTACCGCGCCGATTGCATGTAATTGTTTGTTACTCTATAAGGTTGTTTTTGCACTGCGAGATAATTCTATTATCTCAAAAAAGTGTAGCAACATCATGCACATAGATACTATCTTGCGCTATTTATTATCTGCATGATTGTCAGTTTGATTATGTAGCACACAATCAAAACTCACAGTGTCCAGTGTCAAAAGTTGCCTTAAAAACTTCGTTGTGAATATGCGACAAAGTTGATCTGCATCAAACATAGCGGTCTAGGCAATTGTGTTTGAAGGTTTGAATCATGCGGCTGTGATCGTCCGTTGGCTCACGTCAAGACGCAGACCTACGGCATGGATCAAGGCTAGACACGGTGCTCACGCTTTGCCTTCATGCGGGCAGCAGGGATGAGCCATTGCTTGGCGGTCAAGTCAAATTCAGACCAGACGGCCCCCCGTGCCTCACCAGACCGGCAGGCGGTCAGCATGACGAACTCCAGGCACTTGGCTACTGTGCCAGTCGTAGATCGCACTGCCGCCATGAACGCTTTGGCCTCGTCGATCTGAATGGCTGGGTGATGCGTTACGCCATGAACCTTTGACGGCTTGGCAAGTGATTGCTCAAGGTCGCCACGCTCTGCCTCTGGCAGGTTGATTACCACTGGCCACCAGGCAGTGTGTTTTGCGTCCGTCCCAAAAAGTGCCTGTTTTTGGGGTCAAAGTGGGAATTTTTTGAGTTCGGCTGCTACGCCCTCCGTCGAACACACTCATAAAGCATTGATAAAACACGACTTTTTACTTGCGTTTTATGCGTACCATCAATGCGTACCATCATCTAGCCACACATAAACAAAAACGTGCAATTCTGAATTGCATTCAATAGTGGGTTTTTGTATTCATTGCCGTCCATTGCCATTCTCAAAATCCATGCAGACGCTCCCTTATGTCCAGGCAAAGGTTGTCTGTGTAATCCTGCACCAGTTGCACTTGATCGGGTGATAGCCCCAGTTGCCGCTCCAGTTGATCAGGCAGTCCACGAAGTGACTGTGCGAGAAAAGCATGCAGACGGGTTGCCAGCAGCTCTACGTGTTTGCGCTCCAGTAGCTCACCCTCACGCTTTCGGTAATCAAGTTCGGCCATTTGGGCTTTGTAATGCTCATGCTTGGCTTTTGCTTGCGCATAAATCACGCTGGGGTTTTCTGTGTCAAAAGTCTTCGGCTTTCGTACCGCGCCGCCCCGTTTGCGGCCCGATCCGGCCCGTTTGCCGCCGTGCCCGATGGTGACTGGGATGGTGGGTGATGGTGTCATGGCTTGATTCTTTTTTCAAGTTTGTGAATGTGAAAACTGTCGAATTGAGCGAGTCCGCGGCCCCGTGTGAGAAAACCGCTAGGAGTACCTTTTTTGTTTTGCCGCCATGCCTGTCACCCCCAGCGTTCAATCAGCGCGTTGGCCCGTTCCATCGTTCGCTCCATGCGCTTTTTGTACGCCGCCCCTGCCACCATTGTTTGATGGTGCAGTTCATGAACTAGGGTGTCGTATGTATGCCGGTGCATGTACCTCGGTCGGTCGCCGCATGGGTCTATCATGGCTTGTTGCCACCCCAGGATCGCCCGTAACTTGCCCGCCCGTAGGAATGGCTTATTGCCCTCAGTCGTTCGCTGTATGCGGTAATTCAGGCCCTCACACGTGCGACAAAGTAGGGTGTCACCAAAGTAAAGAACGGCCTTTTTACGCCAGCATACTGGGCAGATAAACCATGCCCGCTGCCCCCCATAGTGGCACAGTGTCCACACAATCCCCACGGTGAACGTCTGCCCCCTGTAGCGCATGTCAGCCGCTATCGCCCCATGCGATAGGACCATGCCCCTGATGTCCACACTTGGCAGGCCCTCGGTGATTTTGTGTGTTGCCCGTCTTGCCATTTTTCAATCTAAATCAAAAGGCAGTTTCAGCCAGGCAGTTGCGCCAGTTCCGCCGTGATCAATTGCCCGATCGCTATCTCTTGCGGATCGTCTGGATATTTCAGTCCAAAGTTTGCGCTACTGGTCAGCCGCTTAACCACCTCGTTTTGACCTTGCAATTGTTGAACCACCACGTTGATCGGTGTGGGGGCTTTGTGCTCAGGTCTGCCCATAACGTATTGCCCTAACCATGCCCTCGCCGATGCATCGCCTGATTTTGCAAGTGCCACGGTCGCAGTGACCACATCCCTCCAATCATCGACTGTCACGCTTTCAAGCAGTGCCGCCATGTAGTCGGTCGATGTTGCCCGTGATTTTGCAGTGCCATTGATAAACCGTGGGGCGGTTTGCTTAGTTGCCATTGTGATCTCCTTCATTATCTTGATTCTGCACAACCTGCCGCTTATGTCGCACGTGGTACGCCGTGAGTATCTGTTGCGCCGTAATATCAACGCTTGGCTTTGGCTCACCTGCCTTGTCGATATATGCCGATACTGTCACAGTGCCACACAATGACACTGCGTCACCATCATTCAGCGCCAGCAGGGTTTTAACTGCTGCCGTATCGAATGCGATCACGTTACCAAATACGCCGTTACCTTCGCCGCCTGTTGGTATCCTGATTTTGCACGTCGCAAAGGTAGTGCCGGTTTTTGATAACCGCTTGGCAGGTGTGCCGTATATTTTGCCGTTAATAAGTCCGTCAATCATGGTGTGCCCCTTGTTTAGTATCAATAAAATCATGTATCAGGTTTAACTTTATCTGGCATTTTGCAATTTCACCACGCAGTTGAATATCATGATAACCAGTTGCCGCGTCTGCGTTGATAAATGCCACCATGAGCGTTTCATATGTGCGTGTTTGCGCGAAAAGGTAATCATCTTGAATCATGCCGGCCCCAGTCGTTGAATGCGTTGATGTAATCACGCCATAGGCCCGCGCCGGTATCGCACCGCTCGCCTAAGCGCCGCCCTGCCACCTTGCATGTAGGGCAGTGAGCGTGGTGGTTCAGATACGCACGATCCGCCGGTCGCCATGAAGCTGTGACTGCCCATGGTGATTGCTTTGCCGGTGTGGGTGTGTACGGTGTGGCAACGGGCTTAGCAGTGCCACCAGGTGACCGGTCGTCGAATATCGAAGCATCAGCCACGCTCTCGGCCATGCCGCCGCTCATGCCACCGGCAATAAGTGCCGAGTGTCGCGATTGATAGGTAGCGATCTCACTGGCAGTCCATGCAGGCCCATGCGGCCAGGTCCCGTTTGTCACTGGCAAGTCGTCAGGTAGTCCGGCCTGTTGCGCGTCAAGTGCCATTGATGCCGCCAGCATCTTTTCACTCAGGCCCGGTGGTCGTAAGGTCGTGGTGCCCAGCGCCGTAGGTGTCACCCCAGGAACATCAGCTAACCGCGTATCACCCGCCGCCGGTGTGCAGCAGCTAACGGCCTGTTGCCCTGCCCTATGTTGGGTTGGGTCGCCGGTAGATGTCACCGATCTAGGTGTATCTGGCATGGACTGCCCTTGTTCGCCAGTTTTGTAACCCCGTGTAACCCCATGATCCCCGTCAGGGGTTACAAAAAAATCACTGTCAAAACATACACTTAATATAGGTTGTAACCTTGTAACCCCTGTAACCTCTCTTTTTAAGGTAGTTCCCTGAAAAATCACTTTTTCTGTGTGGTCTTCTTTTTCGCAGGTGTCGTCATTTTTTGCAGCTTTAGGCTCGCCACAGATTTTTTTAGGGGTTACAAGGGTTACATTGGGTACATCATTGATTTCATTTGTTTTTTCTGTAACCTTTGGCAAAAAACAGGGGTTACAAGGGGTTACAACGTCGTTTTTAAGCTTGGATAGCAGGGTTCTAAGCGACATTTCCGCCCCCTTCCAGCTTTTCTGTGCGGATTGCGTACAGTTGCACGGCCCGACCGCCCACTCTGTACGCCTTCGATCGCTTGTTCAAACCTGGTGAAGTCAGCGCCCCTGCCGCCTCCAAAACATCAAGCGCCCTCTTGAAGTCGAATCCTTTTGTTGCTTCGCGTAACCCGTCCGCGTTGAAAAGGTATTCGCGATCGCCTGACACGTCATCCCGCCACCATCCGGCCCGATCTTTGATTGATGTGTGGTCGTTATCCTTATCGCTTGAAAACCGCCCGTCGCCATGACGATCAATGAATGCCGCTACCTGCCTCAAAATCTGCCGCTGTTCGCCATCCCCCGTGCCACGTAGTGATGCCCACAGTTTGAAGCCATGGGATGCCGCCGCTATTGCCGCGCCCTCCGGCCATCCAGTTAGCCCGTATTCAGTCGCAAGTTCACCGGCCATGCCTACGATCGCAAACCGCGCCGCCGCCCGCTTATCTTGCCCTTGGCCCCCTTCACTCGTAAAAATTGGCAGGGCTTTGAACTCCTCAAGCGCCGCGCAAAAATCGGTTTTGTCACGGGTCAGCTTTTCAAGGAATGCTCGCCCTGCATGACCGTGGTGTTTTGCCGCCCCTCTTTTCAGTGCATCTGAAAATGCTGCCCCACTGGTTGCGCCGTGTAAATCGTTCCATGCGCCATGATCTTCATCTACGGGCAGATCAAGCATTCGCACCGATTGCCCCGCCTTTGCACGATAGCCGCCCTCGTTCATTGCGGTTTCGATGGTTCGCTCTCCATTCGATAAAACAAAACATCGCCACCGTGTAACGCTTCGCGCCGCACCGGTACGGCCTGCCCGCTGTTTTCCGTTACCGTTCCCCAGTGAATAGACGATCTCGCCGATCTCCTTTGGGTTCGCTTCGCTGATTTCGTCCAGTGCAAGCAGGCAGTCGTTAAAAAGCGCCGCCGCACCTTCCATACCGTTAGCAGTTGATCTCCAGCTACGTGCGAAGGTAGCGCCGCCCCAAACACTGCATGATGCCTGCATCGCAGTGCTTTTGCCGGTCGATGAATCGCCGACAAAGTGGATGCCGCCGCCTTCGCTGTTGCACAGTGCCAGCATCGGCCCTGCGAATGCCGCTGATATTGCGATCATCAATATGGGGTTACAAACTGCACGCGCCGCGATCTCGGTCTGCCATCCTTGCAGAGTTCCGCTTGTTGTGTGCTCTTCATGCCCGACTTCGCCGGATTGAAAGATCACGCTCGCCGCGCCGTCACCTATCACCGTATCTGGCAGAACGTAATCATTGCCAAACCACCCAACGGTCAAGGCACAAAACATTCGCCGCTTTGGGTGAACGCTTTGAAGGTAAGCCGATAGCATCTGTTTCTTGTAGGGGTCAAGCTCCACGCCCATTGAAAGTAACTCGGCCCTCAGTAGCGTTCCATCGCCCGCCAAAAGCTCCATTGGCATTGACCATGTACGCCACTTGCCGCCCGATGTTTTGAAGCGCAAAAAACGCCCGTGATTATTGCTTTGATTATCATGGGTAATTGCATCAATATGTATTGGTGAGCAAACCCATGTATTTACTGGATAAGGTGGTGAATCTTTCCCTGATTTCTCCATGCCACAATAATAAACCCCAGGCTTATATTTTCTATCGTCGTAATCAACAAAATCATCAATGACAATATATTGTGGTCGGTGTTCAACATCTGGGAATGGACTTTTTGATTCTATTTTGCCTTCATCGTTTTGTTTGTTATCCATATCATCCCAAGGTGAAGGCATAACATCGGTAACGTTAAGGCTTTGAATCACTGAATCAAAACACTGTTTGACTGCATCCAAACCAATTAGCTTGTGAAGGTCATTAAAATCTGTTGCTTTTTCTGGCCTGTCGCTAGGGAAAATAGGACTAACAACAATTCCGCCTGTTGCTTTTTCCGTTTTTTTTGCAGCATCCATGCCGGCATTTGGTTTGTTTTTCCAATCATCATCAGCAGCAATTATCAATGTAGTGGATGGGTAGATTTTTTGCAATGTTTGACACGCTGGCAAAAGGTTCCCGCTATCAATAGCCATCGCGGTTGGTATGCCTGTCGCCTCAAAGATACTACGGCAAGTCGCAAAGCCTTCGCCAACGATCAAAATCGGATTATCAATTGTTGGTGCATCACCAATCAAATAAAAACAACCTTTTAACGCCCCACCAGCAAGCGGTCTTTTATTATCTGATTCGTCCTCGGAGATAAACTGCAAACTTGATAATCCATGATATGAATATAATGGAATAACCAATAAATTTCCACACAATGTAATTTTGTTGTTGCATAATTGCCGCGCTTCACCTGCATGAATCAACCTAATCGCACCAGCTTGAATCCCTTTTGCGCCTAAGTATTTGTGTGCAGTTGAATCAGCGATTAAATGCGAAGCGGCCCAAATATCTGCCGCTTCCTTTGCCGCCGCTTCGTGTTTTGCTTTATCGGCCTTTGCTCTTTCCTTTTGTATTGATAATATGATCGCTCTGTTTGCAGCTAATTCAGCTTCGTTGTAAGGTTTTGCGCCTTTGGCCTGCCAGTCTTGCACCATGCCTGTTGAATAGTCGCCAAATTGACCACCGCGAAGATCGTCAAAAAGAATGCACCATGCAGCTTTGTTTTTTTTGGACTTACCTAATCCAGGAAACTTATAAAAACGCCCTGATTCGATGTGATCTGGGGGTGTTAGGCCAGCGCCCAAAATGGCGGTTTTGAATGCGTCGATGGGGTTCATGCCGCCCTCCCGAAAAGCCATTCCAGGCCAGCGAAAACTAGCGCCGCAAACACAACGCCGATCAGGTGTCTTACGATAAAATTCACTGTGTTTTTAGACAGTGTTTTGACGGGGTGTAGGCTTGGCGGCTGCGCCCCGTTGTCGCTTGTGGACGCGCTAAACCCTGCCTGCGCCGAGGCATTGTTGATGGTGGTCATGGCATGCCACCTTCAAGCGGTCAAATTGCTGATAAACGCGTCGATGTCGCTTTTGCGCCATGCCCGCAAGCGTGCTGAGAGCTTTACTGGCTTTGGTGCTCGACCAGCCTTAACAAGCGCATACCAGGCGGATCGCCCTATGCGTGTGCGATCAATTACGTCGTTGATTTTGAGCAGTTTTTGCT